CCGATGACCACCGCGAGTTCAAGAACCTGGGGGAGTTCATTCATTCGGTGCGGTTCAATCAGAACGACCCCCGCCTGCAAGACCTGTACGCCGAGCGCCAGCAGAGCATGGGTGTGGGTGCCGAGGGTGGTTTTGCGGTGCCGACACAGTTCCGCGAAACCTTGCTCTCCGTCAGCCCGCAGCAGGCCATTTTCCGCCCGCGCTGCACGATTATCCCGGCCGGCTCCCCGCCCGACTCCGAGGTGACGATGCCCGCTCTTAACCAGGGCGCCGCCGAGAATATGTATGGCGGAATCACCGTGCAGTGGATCGGTGAGGGCGACACCAAACCCGAAACCGACCTGCGCTTGAAGGAAATTAAACTGAAGCCCCATGAAGTTGCGGCCCATGTTATCACCACTGACAAACTCCTCCGCAACTGGCAGGCCGCGCAGGCTGTCATTTCCAACCAACTGCGGCTTGCGATTATCGCCGCCGAGGAAAATGCTTTCTACAACGGCAACGGTGTGGCCCGCCCGCTGGGTGTGCTGCAATCCCCGGCCCGCATTGACTATCCCCGTGCGGTTGCCAATCAGATCGCGTTTGCGGATATCGTTGGGATGTACGCTCGCCTGCGGATGAGCATGAGTCCGGTCTGGATTACATCGCAGACCACGATTCCGCAGTTGGCCGTGATTGCAGACGCCGGTAATAACAACCTCTGGATGCCGAGTGCGGTTGCGGGACTTCCCCCGACCCTCATGGGGATTCCGGTTCTTTTCCATGAGCGCAGCGTTGCTCTTGGCACGGCCGGCGACCTGATTCTTGCCGACCTGTCCTACTACCTCATCAAAGAGGGTTCCGGCCCGTTCGTGCAGGCTTCCGAACACGTTTACTTTACCAGCAACCGGACGGTTATCAAGGTCTTCTGGAACGTGGACGGTCAGCCCTGGTTGTCGGAGCCGATTCCGCTTGAGGGTTCGGCGGGTAACACCGTTAGCCCGTTTATCATCCTTGACTAATACACTGACAGTGCAGGAGGAATATCGAGATGGAAAATAACTGTCTGATTAGCGAAAAAATCAGAGTGGATGTGGAGGCTTTCGGGCCTACCACAGCCGGAAGCACTTCGATGCTTTACGATATGAGCAAGTTTCGCAGTGCGTTGATTGCTTTTAACGTCAATTCTACCCTTGGCGTCAATGGTCAAATTGTGGACTTGGTTGAGTCCTCCGCTGAAACTGTTGCCGGCACGACTGCCGCAGCGAGCAAGGCGGGCATTGAGCTTGGTTCGACGGTCTCGACTGCCGTTTCCACCGCACGCGGGGCGCGTGAACTGCTGCTTACCCCTGCAACCGTCACTGGTTCGTTTACACTGACGGTCAACGGGATTACAAAGCGTTTTACTCACTCCACCATTTCGACCCTGCTGACTACGCTTGCAACTGCGGTGCCGCCGTCAACCGTGTGGACTTCCACGCAGCTTTATTTCGGAAGCACGATTGATTCCACCTCTGACGGCTCTTTGCAGGCGCACGCCGAAACGCTGCGGGTTGCGATTAACAGCACTCACGGGTTCGGTGGCTTTGCGGTTGCCTCTACTCCTTCGACGGGGCAACTGCTTGTTGCCGCCAACGGCGAGGGGGTTGGAAACCTGGGCTTTGCCTCTACCGCTGCAACCGTCATGGGTGGGCTTGTATCCCGTGCGAGCGGCGGGTTTAACATCAAGGCCGAAGACCTGAACAGCACGGCCAACAAGCGGTACATCGGCGTACGGTTCACCACTCAGGCCACCACTTGCGTGCGTGGGGTTGCGGTTCTGCGGGACGGTGCGCGTTACACGCCCGACTTTGCGGGCCTGCTTTCCTCGTAACCCTTAACTTTGGGGCGGTGCGGGAGCCGCCCCTAAATTACACCCACAGTCAAAGGAGGGCGTACATGACGGAAGAAGTGAAGCAGCAGCAGGAACAGGTAAAGACGTTTGTTTTGGACAAGAAGGAGAAGGTTGCCATTGTCGGCTGCGCGGACAGCAAGACGCTTGCGCCGTTTAATATGCCGCAAGATTGGGAGTTCTGGGGCGTGAACAATCTTCACCTGACACTGCCTAAAGCCCCGTGGTCAAGG